TTCCGGTTGTACTTCTTCTTGTTTTTCTGTGGTGTCGGCATTATCAAGCTCTGTAACCACTCCCTCGTCGACAGGGTTATCTTCTTTAATTTCATCTTGTTTTGGTTCTATTGGTTTTTTTAAATCTACCTTTGTAACATCTCCTTCAGGATTAGATTTAATTTTTTTCATTTTCTTCTTTACTTTTAACTTTCCAACTGTATTGTCTACAACTGGCCCTTCTTTTGTTTCTTCCATAATATAATATAATAATAATTAATAATTTTTTACATAGTGTCCGCCAGGTTGAAATCGCCACCTATACTATCATTACCTGCAGACTCAAAGTTTTTAGGTGATTTACCGTTATTTCTTTGATCTATCATTTCACTTTGTTGTGTGGCTTGTATTTTTGTTCTTTCATCTTTACGATCTTCTTTCATGCCTTCATTCTCAGCCGAAGCAGAAGTTTCCATTTCTCTTAACTGCATATTAAACTCAAACTCCATTTGCATTAACTCTTTTTTAGATTGCATCTCAGCTTGTAGTTGTTGCAACCTCATTTGAGCTCTAGTTTGTTCTAGTTGTATTTCTCCTTGTAGCTTTGCTTGATTTGCTTGCATATCCGCTTGTGATTTTGCTTGAGCAGCTTGCTGGTTTGATTGTGACTGCTTTTCCATATTAGCTTGTTGCATTTGCTGATCTTTTTCCATTTTCTTTTTTCTACGCAACTTCAACAACTGGTTAGCAAGCTTTAAACTTTTTATTTCTCTAATGTCAATAGCATCTTCTAATTCAATTATACCTTTTTGTAAAGCCATTTGAATATTATTTTCTAACATTTGTTTTTCTTCTTCGTCAGGTGTTAGCTCTATATGTATACCAAAATCATATAAATGTAAATCTTTTAATTCTTTCAACGTACCAACGTTGTGAGCACCTATTTGTTGTACAAAAGCGTCTGCTGTTGGTGAGTATTCTAATATATCAGAAACTCGTAACACTAAAGCTTTAGCAACTTCTGATGTTAAAAACAAACCAGCTTGTAGTATATGTCTTGTTGCTGTGTTGCTATTTGCAGCTGCTATTTTCTGAATACCTACTAAAGCATTTTTATCAGGAGAACTACCATCTCTAGCTTCATTAAGACCAGTAGCGTCTCTAATCATCTGCATGTAGTAGTTATAAGTTTGAATTAAACTACCCATTTTTTGACCACCTGATCCTGATGATATTTCTTGTATTGGCATTCTACCTGGGTTACCATCTCCATCAGCTGTCATCGATCTACCTATAATACTACCTGTTTGAAAAAACATGTTTAATGCTTCTTGTGGATTATAGTTTGTTCCATTACCTAAATCTATTTCAGCTAAACCATCAGCATCTAAATAAATACCATCTGGAACCATGCGTGATAATACTTGTTGTAGTTTTAAATGTGTTAACTGTATCATGTCAGCAAAACCTGTTATTCTACTTACAGTGCTTTCTATTTTACCATTATATTGCCTTGGTGCTACGATAGAATAGTTCATTGAAACTTTAGTAAAATCACTTTTAGGTCTAAGCATGTTTTGTGCTAACTCCCATTTTAACATTTTTTTAGTACCTAATACCATAGCACCATCGTATAAAACTTCTATTGCTCTAGAAACTCTAGCAAAAGTACCGTCCATGTTTTCTGGTGGATTAAACGAATCATCTTTTAATATAGCTTTGTCAGCACCAGTAGCTGTTTCTTTTACTTTGTAAACTTCATTCATATAAGTCTTGTAGTTAAAATACAAAACCTGAACTTTGTTATCGTCCATATCCTCTTGGTTTGAATGCATACCATGAGCTTGATTAACTGTTGATTTATTTTTAGCTATATCCTCAAGTTCTTCTTGACTTAAATGTGGAAACTGTCGAACCAACTCGTTTAAAGGTATATACTTTACTTCACCAACATAATATATATCTTCGTAATATGGTGACTTACTGTAAGAGTAAACTAAATCAGCTGGATCAACATAATCTATTGTTGCACCTTCAGAAGTATTAAAACAAGTTTTTACAGCGCCAATACCTAAAACTGTTAAGTCTCTATAAAATCTTTTTCTTATTAATTCGTAATTATTACCTTCAAATAAAACTTTTAAAGCTTGTTCCTCAGCAACTTCAATAGCTTGCTTATAACTCAACTGCATGTGTAACGCTAACTCGTCTTCAGTGTCTGGTAAATTTTCTTTAGGGTTTTCTCTTGTTTTTACATTAAAGTTTTGTTCAGCATAGTCGTTAAACTCTCGTGACCTCATATCTCTTAACATCGACTCCATGTACTTTGTTCTTTTGTCAACGCCATTTGAATCTGTTGAAACTGCCTTTACATCATACATTCTCTCAGCAATACCATTAACTAATATGTCTACAAACTTAGGTATAATAGGTACTGGCTTCCAATCTAAATTAAGATAAGACAAATCACCATTAATAGATAACTCATCTTTGTATTTTTGCACAGGTTGTTCTCCTCTAGCGTAAAGTCTTAGTTTGTGAAATTGATTCTTTGTATTAAGATATTTATTTCCCCTTTTGTTATTATTAAACCACTCTGACTCAATAGCTTTACCTACTTTTAAGCCATACTCATAGCTTAATTTTTCAGCATCACTAACAGCTTGGCTTGGAAAATTTAAAGTTGTAATCATATTAATTTATATTAATTTAGATGTGTTGCCAGTATTTGAATACTTAGCTATATTTATATTTAGTTTAGGTCTTTCAACCTTTGCATTAGGAGCATATAAATGTCTGTTGTTTGCCATTATAGCTAAACCAGAACTTATTGAAGCATCATGCTTTGTTCTCTTGTTTATATCAAACGAAGCCCAATCGTTTAACAGCTCGTTAAAATAACAATCACCAAAAGTACCTTCTTGTGACATACCAACGTGATCTTGTATATACATTTCTATTGCTGCAGCGTGAGCTTGTTTTATATCTTCACTTGAATTAGGTATACCACCAACTTCTTTTTCTGCTACAGATAGTTTATTCCATATCTTGTCAGGTCTGTTCATACTGAAACCTCTGTAACCACGTCTTCTAAAATAGTACAATAGACGAGGTTTATTGTTCTCTGCTAATATAGGCATCCCGTAAAAGATACACGCCATTAGAATGTCTTCAAAGAACATCTCTGCGGTTTGTGGTCTTGCTAAGTACTCTAAGAAAAAACTATTAGCTGGAGCACTTTCCATACTAAACTTTGTTAAACCGTGAAGAGCTCCTTTTGAACCAACACCATCAACTGTTCCTGATATGTCATAACTATCACAACCAAAAGCACCCATGTGTTCGTTACCAGGCCATTTAATACCGTTTTTAATTATAACGTTGTTTTGTAGATGAAGTTCTGGTGTCCAGCTAACTTTAAACCTACCATTTTTATTTGGATAGAATATTACTTGTGTATCTTTCTTACCATTAACCCACTGAAAACTTCCCTTTGTAATACCTAAAGAACTTTCCATTTCTTCATTATAATCTATTTGTTCGTATATTTTTACTAAGTTAAATATACTATTTTTTGTCTCATCTCTAAAAGCGTGTTCTGTTGTTCTTGGAAACTGTCTGTAAAACTCATTTAAAGCGTCTTGATCATTTTTTAAACCATCAGCTTCGTTTTGCCAGTTTTCTATTACACCTATATCTATTAATTCGCCATGTGGGTCGAAGACATCATCACTCGGACTATCGAAGACTGGACTTCCATGTTCATCAATAAATCCTTCGTAGTTCCACTCCATTGGGATAAAAAGAGAATATAAACCAGACGCTGTCTGTCCATTTCTGTTTCTTTTAGTAACATCTGATTGACCATATAGTTTTTTAAAGTTATTACCTCCTTTGTCTAAAGCATTTGATGTTGATCCCATCATACACTTACCTATAATTCTACTACCTAATCTTAGACATGTTTTTGTAACACGCCAGTTGTTTAGTATATTGTCTGGTCTTTCCCATTTACCACTTTCATCGTGTACTAGTAAATTAAGTTTTTCTCCATCATAACTGTTGTCACCTGTATTTTTCCAATCAATAGTAGTATCAAGTCCAGCCAAGTCTTCCTGCTTCTCGTTAGCAACAATTTTTTTACGTGTGAACTTACTTGCAGGAACCCTATAAGCAAGCTCAGACTTAGGCCTGTCCATACCGTCTTGAATCGGTTTAAAAAAGAATGGGTAGTTAACCGATATTGGAACAACTTTGTCTGTAAACATTTTTTTAGCATCAGCTCCTGTTTT